GATGGCGAGGTGCAGACTTGGCTCCCCGGTCAGCCTTTGCCTGACCTGACAGGCCACCGCATCATGGCCCACAACGCTGCTTTTGAGCGGTTGATCTGCTGGTACGTTTTGCAGGTCAACATCCCGCTGGAGTCCTTCTACTGTACGGCAGCACAGGCCCGCGCCAACTGCGCGCCGGGTAGCTTAGAAGATGCCGGGCGATTCATGGGCGCGTCAATGAAGAAGGATCACCGGGGCGCTGCCCTCATCCGCAAGATGTGCGTACCGCCTTACCAGGAGTCGGCTGAGTTGACCGCCGAGATGGTGGCGTACTGTGAGCAGGACGTCCGGGCGATGCGGGCCATCAGTCAGGCCATGCGCCCGCTGTCGGACGAGGAACTGGCCGACTACCATGTCAACGAGCGCATCAACGACCGGGGCGTCCTGGTCGATGTGCCGCTCTGCCGCGCAGCGGTAAGCTACGCCGCCACAGAGGCCGCTGAGATCGCCCAGATCGTCAAGGAGGTGTCCGAGGGCGAACTGACCTCTGTACGGTCGCCTAAGATGCGCCAGTGGGTCTGGGATCGCGTCGGCCCCGAGGCCCGCGCCCTGATGACCAAGGACGACAAGGTCAGCATTGACAAGACCGTCCGCGCTAACCTGCTGAACTGCGACGGAGTGCCGCCCGACGTTCAGGAGATCATCCAGTGCGCCGACGACCTGTGGGCGTCCAGTGTAGCCAAGTTCGCCCGACTTGCCCAACTGGCCGACGAGGAGGACAGTCGCGTCCGGGGCGCGTTCGTCTTTGCTGGAGGTTCAGCTACTGGCCGCGCCAGCAGCTACGGCGCCCAGGTTCACAATTTCACCCGCAAATGCGCTAAAGCCCCCGAGGATGTCCGCGCCGCCATGTGCCGGGGCCACGCCATCGTTCCCAAGTACGGCAAGCGCGTTACCGACGTTCTGCGGGGGATGCTGCGCCCTGCGCTGATCCCGGCCAAGGGTCGGCAGTTCGTCGTCGCGGACTGGTCATCCATTGAGGCTAGGGTTAACCCTTGGTTGTCTGGTACGGGCCAGGCCAAGCTGGACGTTTTCGAGTCGGGGCTTGACCCCTACATTGTCAACGCATCCGGCACGTTCAACCGTACCTATGACGACATCAAGGCCGACTACGACCGCGACGGCGAGTCCGCGCAGCGCCAGATCGGCAAGGTGCAGGAGTTGGCCTGCGGCTTTGCTGGCGGTGTCGGCGCGTTTGCCAGCATGGCCCGCATCTACAGTGTGCGCCTGTCCGAGGCCGACTCTAAGCGCATGGTCGACGCATGGCGCCGCAACAATCAGTGGGCGGTCGGCTTCTGGTCGCAGCTTGAGCAGCAGTACACCAGGGCGATGCGGAACCGTGGGCAGGAGTTCACGGCGGGCCGCATAACTTACCTGTTCGACGGCCTGCATCTCTGGTACGCTCTACCTTCTGGCCGGGTGCTATGCTACCCCTTCGCCCGGCTGGAGGACGACGGCATCAGCTACGCCAAGGCAGCGTGGAAGCCTGCCCAGGACGCCACCGAGTGGCCCCGCGCCCGACTCTGGAAGGGGCTGGCCTGTGAGAATGTCACCCAGGCTGTCGCTAACGATCTGCTGCGCTACGCGCTGCGCCAGCTTGACGATGTGGTTCTGCACGTTCACGACGAGATCGTCGTTGAGGGCGGTTCAGAGGAGGAAGTGCGTAGAGTGATGACTACGCCGCCAGCATGGGCCATTGGCCTGCCGCTGGACTGTGGTATCAAGACGATGCCGCGTTACGGCAAATAAAAACGCCGCCCGGTCAGGGGCGGCGCAAAGGATGACAACGTGCAATTTCTAGAGTTTATCACTAAGCTGGCGCCCGAGGGCGAGACAATGTTACTTGTGCGCCAAAAACCACAGTTGCGTGGCGGCGAACGGCAGTATCACGCTGACGGGGCCGTCAAGGCCACTTGGCCCTCGTACCTGCCGTCCCACGGCGTCCGTGAGGGCGAGGCATGGTACGGCAACACGGCGTCGTTCATCGTTGACCGTTTCGAGGAGGGGCGCGTGTCGGCGTCGTCGGCCAACTGCGAGTACTGCGCCGTGATGGTGCTGGACGACATTGGCTCCAAAAGCAAGACCCCGCCGCTGTTGCCGACTTGGATCATGGAGACTAGTGCAGGCAACTACCAGTGGGGCTACGTCTTCAGCGAACAGCCGCCCAAGGGCGAGTTCGCCGCCGCTATCAAGGCCATCGCCGCTGCGGGCTACACCGACCCCGGCGCCTGTAACCCCGTCCGCAACTTCCGCCTGCCCGGTTCGGTCAACCTTAAGCCTGACAAGGCCGAGTTTGCGTCTGCGTTGGTTGAGTTCCACCCCGAGCGCGAGTACCTGCTGGCCGACATCTGCGCCGCCCTTGATGTGACGCCCGGCCCGGCTGAGTCCTCCGGCCCCCGCCCGATACGAATGGCCGACGATGGCGCCGACGACGTGCTGGTTTGGCTGTCCGGCCAGGGTCTGCTGTTGTCGCACCCCAACGCCGAGGGCTGGGCGGGCGTCATCTGCCCGAATAGCGCCGAGCATACCGACGGCAACCCAGAGGGCCGCTATATGCCCCTTAACCGGGCGTTCTGCTGTATGCACGGCCACTGCGTCGACCTTGACAGCAACACCTTCATGCAGTGGGTTGCCGACCAGGGCGGCCCCCGCCACGCCCCCGGCCTGCGCGACGAACTGATGGCCGCGCACCTTGAACTGGCCCTCGCCAAGATCAAACCCAGCGCCGCTTACCCCGACGCCGCCGCCGAAATCATCGCCGAGGTCGAGCAGCGCGAGCTGGGCCGGGTCGAGAAGTCGGGCTGGTATCAGCGTTTCGCGTACCTTCAGAACGACGAGGCGTTTTTTGATATGCAAGACCGTCGCGAGATACCGCGACAGACTTTTAACGCCCTGTTCCGGCACATCAAGTGCGTGTCGATTCACTCCACCGGCAAGTCGGCCCGCCGAATTGAGGCGTCGGTCTGCTTCGACGAGAACCGGCAGGCCGCTGGCGCTAAGTCGCTGGTCGGCATCACCTTCGCCGCTGGAGAGTCTGTGCTGGTGTCGCGTGATGGGCTGGTTTACGGCAACCGCTGGCGCGACGCCCGCCCGACGCCTGTGGCCTGCGATGTCAGCATCTGGTTGCGCCATCTGGAGCGTATGGTTCCCCTCGACTTCGAACGTGAGCATTTGCTTAACGTGCTGGCCCATAAGGTGCAGTATCCGGGCCATAAGATCAACCATGCCGTTCTGCTGGGCGGCAAGCCAGGCAGTGGCAAAGACACTTTATTGGCCCCCTTCTTTTGGGCCATCGGTGGCCCGGCCAAGCTGAACTGTTCGCTGGTCAAAAATGAAGACCTGACCTCGCAGTGGGGCTACGGGCTGGAGTGCGAGGTCATGGAGATTGCCGAACTGCGCCAGTCCGAGGCCCGTGACCGCCGGGCGTTGGAGAATCACTTGAAGCCAGTGATCGCCGCCCCGCCTGAGTACCTGCCGGTCAACCGCAAGGGCTTGCACCCCTATATGGCCCTGAACCGGGTGCTAGTCGTGGCCTTCTCTAACGAGCGCGTTTCTATCAGTCTTCCCTCTGATGACCGCCGCTGGTTCGTCCTTTGGGCGGCGGCTGAACGCCTGCCCGAGGCCGACGCCGTGGCCCTCTGGAACTGGTACGTCCACCGGGGCGGCTTCGCGGGCGTGGCGGCGTGGCTGATGGCCCGTGACGTATCCGCTTTCAATCCGTCGGCCCCGCCGCCCATGACCGAGGCCAAGGCCATCATGGTCGAGGCGGGTATGAGTACCGCCGAATCGGTGCTGGTCGAGATGATGCGTGAGCGTCGCGGCCCGTTCGCCCAGGGCGTGATCGGCTCGCCGTTCCACATTATCTGTGACCGTGTCCAGGGGTCGGGCGCAGCGCCGCCCGGCGTTAAGATTGTCCAGGGCGCCTTGTTCCACGCCTTCCGCGAGGCCGGTTGGCTCGACATGGGCTTGATACACTCGCGTGATTTCAACTCTAAAAAGCATATTTTCGTGGCGCCTGAACTGGTCAGTATGACCCGGTCGGAGATGCGCCGGACGGTCGCATGAAAATCACGATAGCCCGGCTAACGTGAAAAAGCCCCTTTCGGGGCTTGGTCAGAGGTTCAACAGCAGCGCCATCAGGGCGGCTACTAGGGCAGCTATGAGCATATCTCCACCTCTAAGCTATCTTCGCCCTGCGGCACGCTTAGGCGGTCGCTGAGGCCCTCGTAGAAGCCCACTAGATTAGCGTCGCCGTAAGGCGCCGCATGGTTCTTGAACAGGCGCCGCTCCGAGTTGAGGCCATAGTACTGCGCGACATAAGCCGCCGTGCTGAGTGTGGCGCCTTCGGTCGGGTACATACGCCGCTCCGGGCCTTTGCTCTTGACCGGCTTATGCTTACCTGTGAATTTCAACAGTTCGCCCAGGATGTCGCGGTCGTCGCGTACAGTGTACCGGGCGCGGTTTATGGTAATGGTCTTCATGGTTTCATACTCCAAAAATAGTAAATGAACGGCCCGCCCCATATGGCCGCGCCGATGACGGCTTGCGCCAACTTGATCAGAATAGTCTTAATCATTTGTTAATCCAGTTGTGAGTGTCGATGTCGTCATACGCGATTAGCATGGCAGCGGCCAGATCGTCGCGTGTGGTCGTCGGGTCTTCCGCGACCGACTCGCGCCAGCCATTATTAGGGTCTAGTGAGTCGGCGAAGTCTAGTAACTGCGCGATGCTGTAGTGGCGCAGCATATCGGGTAGCGTGGTCATAATCTACTCTACTGTGGCCGGACGGATTGTCCGCGTATGGCCGGAGCCATACACTGAAAATCAAACCGATGCTATCGCGATAATGCGGCGCGCATGGCCCGCAGCATGGTCGGCGATGACGATATCGCGGGCTTTGATTGACGTACCGGCGCAAAGGGTACATTTGGCGCAAGTTGACTTGCGACCGGCTTCGGCACTGGCTGGGCACATTGCTTCGCCGGGTTGGACATCGATACCCTGAGATACCCGGAAAACCCGCATACCGAGTAAGTTAGCTTTCGCAGCTTGATCGATAGTGTCGGCACTAGCCATGACGAGCGGCGCCCATGCGTCAACATCAAACCCGGGTATGTCCCATTGGTGCGTGTACCCGCGCCGACCTAAGGCATACCGTGTTATCTGGTTCCACATTTGAACGGGAGCGGCCGCGCCATCGCCATAGGTGCCGATACGTACAATTTTGCCCTCTAAGGCTTTCGCTATTGTCGCTGGATCGGCTTTCACATAGCGACCGCGCAAATATGCGTTATAGACCGAAAGTACCGACTTTGCTACTTGTACGTAGCACGGCGGTTTTCCCGACTTTTTAGCCAGCATCGGGCGATGTTCACAGTTACCGCATACGCTGGCATCGGCGCCAGTTTGAAGCGCTTTGACCGGATCGACGTCGGCGCGGAGGATGAACGATTGAACGATGGCGCCAGTCTTCGCATTCTTACTACCGTCGATCTTATTGACGATGACGACGATGGGCGCGCCATCGATAAGGGACGGGCCTTCGTATGCGATGTATCCGAGAATTTTGCTCATACTGTACTTTAGTGAGATGCGGATTGCATCGCATAGCGGCCAGTGTGGCCGCTATACGCTGGAATCAGTAGCCGAACATGAAGCTTGGCAATGCTTGCTTGCGGATCACGCGGGCGCGTGTGCTCGGATGCATGAACGCGACGTCCATCCATTTGTAATGTGCTTCGATGGCAACATCATGCTCAAGCATTGCGTGCTGAGTCAGATTGTCGTTGCCGCCGAACGTGACCGCATACAGCGCATGGCGCGAGAGTGCGAGTTTTGCGGCGTGCCGCGCTGCTGCTGCTTTTTCGATGGCTTGTTGCTTGTTCATGGTGTTGTCCTAGTTGGTTGGTGAGACTACAGTGTAACCGATTTTGTTACATAGCAACACTTTTTTACTAGGTACTTTCCCTAATGTGTGTGTGTGTGGTTCATTGTCAGTTGATTGTGGTCTATGGCGCGGCCATGTTGCTCTCCAATGAAAACCGCCCTATGTGTGCCATGTGTGCCATTGTTTGTTTAGGTCTTTAGAAAATAGATATATATTGTATATAGTATACAATCCGTATAGCTAAGCTAGGACTGCGCTAGCGCCGCGCACGTTGTGCGGAGTTGGAGCGACTGAAAACCTATGGCACACATAACCCACATGACCCACACTCCAAAATCATGTGCCATGTGTGCCATCGTTGCCAAATGGCACACATGGCACACACGGTCGCCCTAGTGCTGGCTGCTGGCTGCTGGCTGCTGGCTGCTGGCTGCTGGCTGCTGGCTGCTGGCTGCCAGACACACATGGCACACAGTAGAGTGAGTGCTTACTAACCTGGCTTGTTAGTGAGTGCTTACTAACCTGGAGGCGGGGGTGGCAGGGCCGAGCGCCGATGGTCACGGCTACGGAGCGTCCGCAAACAATTTTTATTTTTTATGATATAAACCGCGCATGATCTCCTTCCCGCTATCAATTCGAGAGTTAAAAGCAACAGAGTCGCGCTTACAGGCTGTGTACGACGCAGCAAAGCTAGGGCTGCGCGGCGAGACACTCGCGCTTGCAGCCGGTATGCTGCCGCAAGAGTTCATGACGCTGAGTAACTTTGATCCAGTCGTCAACATGGCCGCGATGAAGGGCAAAGCCGACGGCGAGCGCGAGATGGCAGAGATACTGCACAACGCAGCGCGAGGCGGCGACGCCAAGGCGGCGCTAGAGATACTGAAGCATCAACACGGCTGGGTCGCCAAGCAGGCCATCTCAGTAGAGATCGACCAACGCATATCCATAACCCAAGCGCTGGCGGAAGCCGAGCGGCGCGTCATAGAAATGGCTACAATAGACGAAGCCCCGAACCAGGCAAATGGTTCAGGGCTTCTGATCAACAACCGTAATAAGGACGGCAATGACTACCGAAATTCTAACGCAAGCGCGTCTACGATACCTGCTCGACTATGACCCGCACAGCGGCGCATTTTGCTGGGCCAATCCAACTAGCCCTAGAGTGCAAATCGGCGTAGCTTGTGTTTGCCACGACAAGTACGGGTACATAGTTGTGCGGCTTGACACTAGGCTGTACAAAGCGCATCAGTTGGCTTGGCTATACATACACGGCATTTTTACGCCGGAACTTGACCACATAAACAGAATCCGCGACGACAATCGGATTGTTAATCTTCGGGCTGCTTCGCGGTCTGAGCAGATGCACAACGCAGGAATGTTAAGAAATAACACTTCTGGCGCAAAAGGCGTAAGCTACCATAAAACATCGCGTAAGTGGCACGCCCGTATTTGGGTAGCCGGGGTATGCCGTAGCTTAGGCTATTTCAGCACAGTTGAGGAAGCTAAAAAGGAGCGAGATGCAGTCCACAATCTACTCAGTTGAAGATGAAATGGAACTTATGGCTAGGCTTTGGACGCCAGCCATTAAGGATAACCTTTTGTCTTTTGTGCTGCTTGTTTTCCCCTGGGGAGTTAAGGGTACGCCACTAGAGCATTTCAATGGGCCGCGTAAATGGCAACGCGAAGTCCTAGCAGATTTGACCGCGCACATAGCGCAAAACAACGGAAAAGTTAACTTTGATACATTTAGGATGGCGGTGTCGTCTGGGCGGGGAATCGGCAAATCGGCGTTAGTTAGCTGGCTAGTGATATGGATGCTGTCCACACGAATTGGCGGCTCGATAGTGGTAAGCGCCAACAGTGAAGCGCAGTTGCGGTCGGTTACTTGGGCTGAAATTACGAAGTGGTGCGCTATGCTAATTAACAGCCACTGGTTTGAGATAAGCGCTACTAGGGTTATGCCCGCTAAATGGCTAACTGAACTTGTTGAACGCGATTTGAAAAAAGGTACGAGGTACTGGGGTATAGAAGGGCGGCTGTGGTCGGAAGAAAACCCAGACGCCTACGCCGGTTTGCACAATGCCGACGGCGTAATGCTTGTGTTTGACGAAAGTTCGGGCGTTCCGGATAGTATTTGGAGCGTTTCGGCGGGGTTCTTCACGGAGAACACGCCGAATCGTTTCTGGCTGGCGTTTAGCAACCCACGGCGCAACACGGGGTACTTTTACGAGACTTTTCACTCAAAGCGGGACTTTTGGGTAACTAAGGTGGTGGATGCTCGGACGGTGGAGGGGACGGACAAGCAGGTTTATGAGAGGATCATTGCGGAGTACGGGCCGGACAGTGCCCAGGCGCACGTTGAGGTGTATGGTGAGTTCCCACGGGCGGGGGATGACCAGTTTATATCGTCAGATGTGGTGGATGAGGCGATGAAACGGCCTAAGTACAAGGACAATTCAGCCCCAATCATCATTGGTGTGGATCCTGCGCGGTTTGGGGCGGATGCTACGGTGATTGCAGTGCGGCAGGGGCGGGATATTGTGTCTATAAAGAAGTATAGAGGCGATGACACCATGACGGTGGTGGGGCATATCATTGAGGCGATGGAAGAGTACAAGCCTGCGATGGTGGTGATTGATGAGGGTGGGCTGGGGGCTGGGATTGTGGATAGGTTGAAGGAGCAGCGGTACAAGATCAAGGGGGTAAACTTTGGGAACAAGTCAAAAAACCCGATAATGTATGGAAATATGAGGGCGCAGATGTGGGGGGATATGAAAGCGTGGTTGAAATCTGCTAGTATTCCGCACGATAGGTTTTTAAAGACAGACCTGATTTCGCCCTTGATGAAGCCTGATTCACGGGGTACGATCTTCTTGGAGAGCAAGAAAGAGATGAAAGCACGGGGGTTAGCTAGTCCAGATGCTGCGGATGCGATCTGTGTGACGTTTGCTTTTCCTGTGGCGCATCGTGAGTATCGTGAGGCGACTTCTCGCAGGTACTCTGACTATTCGGCGGTATCAACTGGATGGATGGGATCATGAAAACAAGCAAACCCGGCCTATATGCCAACATTCACGCCAAGCAGGAGCGCATCAAAGCTGGCTCTGGCGAGAAGATGAACAAGGTTGGCAGCAAGGCAGCGCCTACTGCCAAAGACTTCAAAGACTTTGCCAAGACGGCTAAGAAGAAGTGATGGCTGACTACACGGGCATCAACAAGGTTGGTCAGGTTGCCAATGTTGGCGGGGGGCCGGGCGAGCAAGACGACCAGCGCGATATGTTGGCGACGATGCGCTCACGCCTTACTATGGCGGTGGATGCCTACAGCGACTCGCGCAGCAACGAACTGGATGACTTGCGGTTCATGGCGGGTAGCCCGGACAATCAGTGGCAGTGGCCTGCTGACGTACTGGCGACTCGCGGGGCCGTCCAAGGGCAGACCATCAACGCCCGTCCCTGCCTGACCATCAACAAGCTACCGCAGCACGTTCGGCAAGTTACCAACGACCAGCGCCATAACCGTCCAAGCGGTAAAGTCATTCCTGCCGACGAGATTGGCAATACGGAGATGGCGGAAATCTTCAACGGCATTGTGCGGCACATTGAGTACATCAGTGACGCTGACACGGCCTACGACACGGCTTGCGAGAACCAGGTTACCTACGGCGAAGGCTACATTCGGGTACTGACTGAGTATTGCGACGAGAACAGCTTTGACCAAGACCTGAAGATTGGCCGGGTTCGGAATTCATTTTCAGTGTTCATGGATCCCGCTATTCAAGACCCATGCGGTGCGGATGCGCGGTGGTGCTTTGTCACGGAAGATGTACCCAAGGACGAGTACGAGCGCCTGTACCCAGATGCCGCGCCGATTAGCAGCTTGCAGTCCCTTGGCATTGGCGATCAAGACCTGACGCAATGGCTGCGGGACGAGACAGTGCGGATTGCTGAGTATTTCTACGTAGAGTACAAGCCTGAGACACTGAACCTGTACCCCAACAACATCACGGCGTTCAACAACACGCCTGATGACAAGCAACTGAAGGCACTCTACGGCAAGCCGCTAAAGAACCGGGTTGTGCAGCGGCAGAAGGTTTGCTGGGTCAAAACCAACGGTTACGAGGTGCTGGAGAAGCGCGATTGGGCTGGTAAGTACATTCCAATCGTGCGCGTGGTTGGCAATGAGTTTGAGGTTGACGGGCAGATTTATGTCTCTGGTCTGGTGCGTAATGCCAAGGACGCCCAGCGGATGTACAACTATTGGGTGAGCCAAGAAGCAGAGATGCTAGCTTTGGCGCCTAAAGCACCGTTTATTGGCTACGGTGGGCAGTTTGAAGGTTACGAGTTGCAGTGGAAGACTGCCAACACCACCAACTGGCCGTATCTGGAGGTCAATCCAGACGTTACAGACGGCGCGGGTGCAACTCTGCCACTACCCCAACGCGCCCAGCCACCAATGGCGTCTACTGGCCTTTTGCAAGCCAAATCGGGGGCATCTGAGGACATTAAAGCGGCCACAGGGCAGTACAACGCTAGTCTGGGCATGGGCGGTAACGAGCGCAGCGGCAAGGCTATTCTGGCCCGTCAGCGCGAGGGTGACGTTGGAACCTACCACTATGTTGACAACCTGGCCCGTGCCATCCGCTATGTGACACGCCAACTGGTGGATATGATCCCCAAAATCTACGACACCCAGCGTATTGCGCGGATCATTGGTGAGGATGGCGATACCGAAATGGCAAAGATTGACCCGTCCCAAGAAATGCCGGTCAAGCGGATCGTC